ACTCTGGCACAAAAGCTACTGAATCTAGTGTTAAGGAATAACTTGCTGTTGCACTTGCAGTCAAGTTGTCCAGCATATTGTATGCACCAGTTTGGGGTTCTTTACCTATATATGACACTATTAACTACCCTCAATACTTGCAACATGATCTGCATAATCTGATTTAATTTGATCTGTCCATATTCCACTGTTAGCTATAGTTTGAACATCTGCATGTTCTTTAGCTAAATCTTCAGCAGAAATATTTGGATAGATAACATGACGATGTAAGTTTCTACTTATAACTTTACCATCTTCTTTAATAATAGTATCAGTTCTAACTTGAATAGCTTTAAATCTTCCAACTACTTCCATTTGACCAATAGTGACTTCTTTTGTTAATGCCATATTTTCCTCCTATTCGTAAAATCCTTGAAATCTAATTTCTGAACTACCTTGCATTTTGTTTGCATTTATTTCATTACCAGAACTACTATTATGTAATCTTATTGGAGAGTAACTTTCAAATATCATACCAACAATTCCTGAACCCTCATCTGAAGCTGGAAGATGAAAACCACAAGTAAGAATACCTCTTTTTCCACCTTCTCCACCAGATGTATCAAAAGGTTTATTATTTATTGTCAATCTTCCTGATGGTGATGAAACTGATCCAACAGAAATACTTCCATGTATAAATATTTTATTTCCAATTTTTGTATAATGACATTCATCATTCGAAGTGTTTAGAGTTATAGAACCACTATTAGCAGATACTGTAGCTGTCCAAGTTCCCTCTTCATAGTCATCAAATAATTCACTACCTAATGTTGCATCGCCATCTGATAATGCTGAGTTAGCAGAAAAATCTATACCTTTGTCAGCAGTTCCTAATACTAAATTTCCATTACTAATAGTAACATTGCCACTTGAAGTCGTTACTCCATCAAGTCCTCCACCAACATAACTAGCATCTAATCTTTTTAAAACTCCAGCATCACTAATTAAAAATTCATCTGTATCTGCTGGTGCTTCTGCTAATTCTGTTTCTGCTGAAATTAAATCTGCATTTAGTTTAGCATTTGTAACAGATGTATCAGCTAATTTTGCAGTTGATATAATACCATCTGCAATATCTGATGCTGTTAAAGCAGTTGGTGTTGGAGTCTTGCCGATATAACCCATGTATTACTCCTATGTTATTTCTAATATACTTAATGTTGCGTCTATCTTCGCGGCAACAGAACAATCTACTTTTAAAATATCTGTAGCTTGTAAAACATATTTACCACCTGACAAAACTTCTAATGAACTTTTTGCTGGAATATCAACATCTTTGATTAATAAAACTGTTTCGTTTGTTTCTGTATCTGATGT